GCCTTGTTGGGTCATCGCCTGAAATTGTGGCCCACTTTGAATGGCGTTAATTGCTTGCTGCTGACCTTCAGGCGACCCCAAACCAAGTAATGATTGCTGTTGCCCAAGTGCAGATACCCCAGCTGATGAGTAGGGAAGTAATAGGCTTTGAATGGCTTCAAACTGCCTGCGCTGTTCATCTATTCCGGCTTGCGCGCTTTCGGATTGCGCAGCAGATGCATCTTCGGCTGTATTAGCTTGCATTGCTCCTCCGATCAGGCTAGACCCTGTCGTGGCTATTAGTCCCGTTACTGGATCAGGCATTATTAAACTCCTTTTGATATTCGCAGAATGTCTCACCGTATAAAGACATTACAGCCGCAGCGTTGTCTGCTGCGTATTTGTGACCGTGGACCATCCCAACCACCATCAAAACGATGTCGTAATATCCGGCTCTCCAAGCAAATGACATAGCATCATGCTTTAGGTTTTCTTCTGCTTTATTTGCGCCGTGCCATTTGAGAATCGCCGTGGCTAGCAGTGGCCATAGCGCTTCTTGATTGGCTTTAAAAAATGGATTTTGTGGCAATGAAATAAAAGTTGACCAAATCAAGTTTTTTATTTCATCTTTGGAGACAAGTTTGTCGCAATCATATAAGTCATCAAAGACTTGTATTGCGTCAAATAACTGACAAAGCCAATCCACTGCGAGTAATGGCAACTGAAACCGCTTGGTTAGGTTTTCACTCAGTTGATGCATTTTGTGATCCACTCTTTTTAGGAATGAGCCACTGGCAGCTCGATAAGCTCAGTGCTTGGATTATTGCACAAATGCATGATTTTGATTTACGTTATTTCGCGGCCAGTTGCGCGAATTGTTATGGATGTAGCAGCGCTGGCAATGGTGCTGATAAACCCAGATGGCTCCAAAGAATGGCCTACCAACTCTGGGAACGTGTATGTCTCACTTGCTGCTAGTGATTTGGTTTTAACAATCAAGTTTTGATTGCCAGCCGTATCTGCTGACGTGACCAAGTTAACAGATATAGTCACAGCGCCGCCGCTGTAATTTGTAGCTGTGAATTTATCGATAATTGCCTTAACGTTTGTCGCCGTGTATTGGGTAACTTGCGTAGACTCCGCAATCTTTGATGGGATAAGAACTTTTACTGTTACAGCCATGATAATTCCTTTAAGCAAATGACGTGATTAAACCATCCTTGATGGTGATGGTTTTCCCAACAAGCGAGGCGGTAGTTATCGTAGTTGTAATTCCAGTGCTGTTGTCGCTTGAAATATACCCTCCAGCGGCTGTTGCTTTAACTGTTGATGCTTGAATCGGAACAGTTAGTGCAATTCCAGTTGATGCAATACTTATTACATTAACGCCGCTTACCGCATATCCGTGATTATTTGGGCCAATCCTATACAGTCCTGTCCCTGTCTCGTTGGCTAAATACACACTTGGAAAAGTTACAGTTCCAGCGCCTAGATTCGATGTGCCTGTAACGGTCAAAGAATCAAACTCACCATTTTTCGGCTGAATGTACGGAATAATAGGCGGGGCCAAATCATCATAGATAACTTGCTGTGGTTGACTTGCTGGAGCCAGTGCAAGAAGTTCAAGCGCTTGCGTTAATCTTGGAATGCAATCCAACGCTTGTTGAACTTTGGCCGACATAACAGCATCATCTACCGATGTAGACTGAGCTAGTTCAATGATTTGATCTAGCGCATTATTTGCCGTGGATTGCGCCGTTCCAGTTGCTATGTTAATTTCCTGAACCACATTCGGAGCTATTGCGTCAACAACAGAGAATAACAATTCAAACTGTTTGATCTGTTGATGATCCTGCAAAAACGCAGCAAGCTGATCGCGGGTAAGGTTTAGTCTGCCGTTTGCCATCAGAATGCTAAAGCCTCGATTTGCGCTTCTAAGCGGGCAAATGACACATGAGCGTCACTGTCACCTTGGAAACGTTGTATTCTCCAATTGCGCATATGCCCTTGCTGAAACCAAGCAAGACGCTTGTTAGATCCTATTGTTCCAACTGCAATGAATCGGTCTTGACTCCAAGATTTACCGTCTACGCTGTAGCTTGTGCTGATTTGTGGATTTTTGCCAAGTTCTACACTTCCAGTTAATCCGACAAGTTCCAAACGATGGATTATCGCCCCATTGCCTTCGTTGTAAAGAATTAGAGTGCCAAACTCAAATCTAACTTTCTGTCCCCAATGGCTACCAATGTTTTGCACAAAATAACCGATAGAGCTTGATTGTGGATCACCTACTAACCATTTGTCATAGCACCAAACCATATTGCGTGCGCGATATTGACTAAACCCTGTAAGGGTAGTTGTCAAAGTAAACCATACTTGATCGCCTAACGCTTCAGAAGCGGCAGCATCATAAACAATCGTCCGATCTGGGAGGTGTACATACAAGTGTTGATGGCTTTTGTCGTTTCTAACTTCTAACTTGACTAAAGCTAACTCTGCCTCTGTGTACTCAAGAAGTAAATTGTCAATTTCTTGCGTGCTTAGTTTTTGAGTAGTGGCCGATGCTGCAAGATAGATTGACGGCGCTTCATTTCTGCCACCACCCAAGAAAGCTATTCTGTCGAGATAAATGCAACAAGCATGAGTACCTACAACGCCCTTTTGAATCTGCGCACCATCAATGCGAGAAAACGGGAATAGTTCACCGCCTATGTTGTCAAAAACTTCAATCGTGTATCTGTTTAGTGCATTTATTTCGTTTCTCAATTTGAGAAGAGCGACTACCGGATCAGGGTCAATCTCAGAGCTACCGTATTTAAGCGGGTTAACTTGGGTTGGATCGTTTAATTCCGTAACAATTAAGTTAGCCCCATCGGTGGTCATAAAATAACCATCAATCCATTTAAAGTCTAAGACTGTGCCTAAATCTGGATCGGTAACTTGCGTAAGTGTTCCATTCCAGTAGTACAAACGCCCACCACTAGCAATGGCTAAACGATCAAAGCTGTAATCAAAGGTCACCAAGCTATTTGTAGGCCCGCCGACATCGCCCAAGGTTGTAACAGCTCCGTCAATCGCAACAATGACTAGCTTTGACCCCATTACTCTATAACATGCGCCATTCCAATTTATGCCGCCACGGTCAACGCCTGGGCCTGTACCGTTGGATACGATGCCATCTCCTGGGCGCAAGAATCCAGCACTGATACCAGACTTTTTAGGTACTGGCACTAAATTAACGGGATAGCTTGTCCTTAGCTCTGGTGTGCTATCGGCGTAGATTCCGTTGAGGATAGGTATTTGGGGCATGTCTTACCACTTAACGCGGTTACTCCAGTATGCGGCGCTCATTTTGCCTTTTGCTATGTTGTCAGCGTGTCTAGCCTTAAATGACTCGTTGCGGGTAGATCCATCCGGCGAGCCTTTTACACCTTGTTGGCCAAAGCGGATCGTCTTTATTTCGTCGCCAGACTTAGCAACTACAACATGACTTTTTGTCGGATGTGATGGAGTGCGTTTAGGCTTGTTATAGCCATCAACACCAGCACGATCCAGCCTTGAGTCTTTAGTCGCCATGATTACGATATTCTGTACCAGCTATTTGTAGCAAGATAAAACCGGAGTCTAAAGAAAGCATTTGCCGCCATCGTAGTAGGTGCGCCGTATGCGTTAGACGCTCCGTTGAGAGCAACAGTAAAAGACGTGATGATCTGTGTGGATGTCACCAATACTTCAGTGCCATCCGCAACACCAGTATTCAAAGGCAAAGTAAGCGTGCCAGTTGCCAGCGTTCCAGCGGGTTGCAGGATGATCCATTGCTGTTCGCTTACCGGGGTTGGAACTGTTTGATTAAAACCTGTACCGGGCGTATAAAGGTTAGTCGCAACTGTAGGCGCTGCAAATGCAGTTTGAAAGTATGCCAATAGCTGAGTAACAGAAACTTTGCGGGCATCGCCGTTATTTGGAACATAAACAGGGATCAGGTCACCGCCTGAAACTTGACTCACGCCTGATAGCTGATTAATAGTTGGCATTTTTGACCTTTAGTTAAACTCAATTTCGCCGTCTTGACCTGCCAATAACGGATCGACTGGCCTGCGTAGAAATGGCGTGTTATCGCTGCGCCATGTCTTGTTACCTGCACCGCTTGGCATAGTTGCGGGCAATTGCTGTTGCATTGGGAATGCAGCGCGTGACAATAACGTGTTATACGCTTGCTTTGCCCTAGATTTTGTGTCTGGCATTACTTGCTTGCCATAACTTGGAGCTAAACTAATTGCGAGGCTCGTATAAATAGCCTCGTTGGCTGAATCTGGTACGTTTGTTATTTCGTCGAGGTCGCTGTCATCAGGGTTAGACGGTAGCGGGTAAGCCAAACGAATACCCAAAGCATTCCAACTTGCCATCATTGCGTCTAGCCTTCGTAAAGCTGATTGCAGTTGTTCAGGCGTTACATCAAATACGTACGAGGCTAAACCGATTTCATCAAAGGCAGCAGTTACGAATTGGCGCTTGCTATAAGACATTCTGCGTCCTCAATATGTTTTAGCAATTTGGCATCTGACCAGCGCTTATCAATCTTGATTCCCATCGCTTCCGCTTGTTGTAGCATTTCTTCGCGTGTTGGCGGGCTATTGTCTGTTTCTACAACTTTAGGGACTCGTTTGTTAATTGCCGATGGCCTAACTTGCTTTGTTGCTTTTTGCTCCGCAGCTTGCACTTTTTTAAGATCGCGCTTCTTTGTTCGCGCCTCTTTTGTCGGTGCGGGTTTAACCCTAGTTATTGCGGCTGACTTAATCATTTCTTTTTTATTGTCTTTGGCTTTGCTGTCTTTGCAGATGCAACAAAATCAGCCTTACTAGGTGCGCCCATTGCTCCGGGTTTACGCATCTTTTCTTTACTGCCAGCAGCTATACGGTCGCG